GGCATGAGGTTATAATCCGTTGTCGCCCATGTGGTCTCAAACGTACCATCGTTGTCATCGTCGGTTTTGAGTGTGGTTACGGTGATAATGTCATCGGTGTAAATCTGGTCAATGCTTATCGGAGCGTAGTACCTGGTATCGGTCTCCGCGTAGAACCTGCGCCCGGTGTGATTGTCTATCATCCTGCTAACGGATTCGATTGTTGCCTCAAGGTAGAAGTCGTCATCCCTTTCATCGACGGGAATACCGAGCGCGGTCTTTACCGTTAGAAGTGTCGTATATCCGTTAGTGATGGTCATTTACTTCACCTTGATACCCTTAGCGATTGCCGGCTTTTCCACAATCTTGACGGCGGGCTTGACCAACTCCGCGTACCCGCCGCGTAGGAAGTTATCCAGCGCGTCAGGGTCAGTCAGTTCAACCTCTTGACCTTCCTTGAATCGGATTGACTTGCCGTCCACCAGTCCGTTGAAGTTCTGCAAAATTCGTATCTTCATGTTTATCCTTTGGGGGGAGGGCATTACACCCTCCCCTTTATTTGCCCTTACGTTAGGCTTGTGCGCCGATTGCAAACGCTTCCGACTGCAATACAACGCCGCCATGACGGAACACGGCCAGCAAACCAACCTGGCGGTTGCCTGCGTACAGCTCGTTCAAGCGCCGGATGGTCAGCCCCTTGCGCTCTACCAGGGCGTACATGCTCCAGTCACCGAACACGATTGACTTGTACTTCGTGGTCGAGTATTTCGGCATGTAGGTCGAGGTGAACACGCGCTTGCCCATGATGCTCTCGTCGTTGATCTCGTGCGCGCCGAATGTGAACACGCTCGAGGATGACAGACCGCGTAACATGCCGAGGGTGTCGTCGTTCATTGTCCACACGGCGTTGTCACGGTATTGCCCGGCTAACTTGTGGTACAGTTCCGGGATTTCGGCTGCGGCAATGCTGTTGGTGTCGTCAAAGGTCAAGGCAGCAGTACCACCAACGGTCACGCCTTGAGGTGCGGTAGTGCCAGCACCGATCAGCGCGTTGCGGTTCTCGGTCATGGCCATCCAGCGACCAAACGAGTTCGCCAGGAACTGGTTGAGGTTCGCTGCTGAATCTTCCAGCAGGTCTTCTGATACCTTGACCAACTTGGTGAAGTCGAACACGGTAGCGGTTGCCTGTCCGATGGTCGGCTCGTCCTCGTTGACGGCTGCCATGTCATGCGCGGACTGTGCAAAGTAGGTCTGCGAGGTCGCTTCAATCGGGATGTTCAACACGTCACGTGAGGTTTGCAGGATGGTTGCGCCAGCCCGGCGCGGGATTGAGAGTTCGTTCCGCTTCTCAACGATTCCGGCGTAGAAGTCGTCAGGTACTAAGTACCCGCCAACTCCGGCAGTATCTTCACCCATTGCGGCTTTCAAACCCTTGACACGCTCGCCGGTGCGTAGGTAGTGCGCGAACGCGCGGTTCGGGTCGGGGTCGCCCAAGTTCTCGGCCTTGATCACGGCCGGTGCGTTGATAGGGGGAGCGTTGACCAGTTTTTCCAGCCGTGCTTCCATGCGATCCTCGAAACGCTTTACAAGCGCGTCGATGTCAATTTCTTTCTTTTCAATTTCTTTCTTTTCAATTTCTTCTTCCATAATTTCACTCTCCTGGGTAAGTTCGGTTTTTATTTGCTCCGGAGATTCGTCAACCGTCACGGCTTGCGTTTCCGCCTCCGCCTTGACCTCTGTGATGCCTTCCCCTTTTGCGTTGAAAACGGCGTAATCGTTCGCCGGTTTTCTCCATTCGTTTGTATCAAACAGTGCAAGTTCACCCAGCGGCCACGTGGTAATTTCGCCATCATCGTTATAGCGCACAAGATGACCGACCGCCCCGGATGACGCGCGCACAACGTCAGACTTCACTCCAGTTATCCGGCTGGTCAGCGTTTCTGTTTCGTCCAGTTTCACGTTGAACCAAAACCCTTTACTATCCGTGTGATCAAATTTAGCCACACCGATAACAGCAGGTACATCCTGCCAGGTATCAGGCGAGTCCGGCCCAAATCCGTGATAGTACGTGACGGGTATCTCCTTCTCAGGTGATAACCAGGCATCGGTATTCGCGGTGAACGTTTGCCCGTCTGAATCACGCCCATTGAATTGCCCGCCGAACGGCATTCCCAACACAAGGTACTCGTTGCCAGGCAATTCCTCGTAACGTTTCACGGTCTGCGCTGGTTCACGCTTCTCCGCCTTCATCCCTTCAGGTAATTTCGTCATGATCTTTAGCTGCATAATCTACCCCCTACCGTCAAGCGCTTTTTGAATAAACTGCCTTAGCACTTTAACAATGTCTTCCTTTTTCCCATCGAGCAGGTTTTCTGCGGTTTGCCAGCCCGTGCGCTTGTGATACCATGTCTGCGATTCCCGCCCCTGCACATAAGGCGCATACGGCGTGACATTGCCAATTACCACCTCTGAACCGTCATCGTCCACCGCATAAGTCCAGCGATGCCTCAGCGTTCCAGTCCTGCGGTAAGTTGATCTGGCTGGCGCGGGCGGGTATTGCTTTAGTTTCGTGGTGAGAGATACTGCCACAGAAGTCATTCCATCCCTGAGCGTCTTAGTATCACCGACCGCGTCCAGTCGCTTCAGCAATTCGTCAATTCCCTCTATCTGCACGCCGTAGCTCATTTATCCACCACCATGTCGTACATCACTTCACACCGGCAATTCACGTGTGCCGGAGGAAAATCCTCGCCCTCGATAACCTTTTCGTGCATCGGCCCGCAAATGTCACACACTCTATCATCGTTAGCCGTGATCCAAATCGGCTTGAAATGCAGGTTCGGGTATTCAGCCTCTAACACGTTCACCGTTGCCACCTCCGCCTGAACCGCTGCCCGCGTTGTTTCTGTTATCGCTATCATCGAGGCGCGGCGTTCATCGAATATCACGCTGTTTATATGCGCCGTCACTTCATCAAGCGTCCAGCCCTCTGTGTAGAACTTATTGATATATTCGCTGATCAGCTTCTGGTTAGTCTTTTCGTAACCCTCTAAGAAGTGGCGGGTATTCTCAATCGCCCAATCAGCAGCCCGGCTGTTTATCAGCGCCCAATCCACACCAATACCAACCTGCGTTATCAGCGCGGTTGCCTGCTCTCTAAATATTTCCTCGAATATAGGCGCGATCACCTTGCGAATCGCCGCCCTGCCATTATTCCAGTAGGATTGCGGCACGTTGGAAAGAGAGGGAGGGTCACCCAGTAAGCGCATCAATTCGTCACGCTGTTCCTTCCAGATACGCCCAAGTTTGCGCTCCATCTCGCGCTCGAATTTATCTCGCTGTGCAACCGGCGCTTTGAGCTGGCGTTCTATTCGCCCGATCACGTCACGCAGGTTCTGTAATGGGTTCATCCACGTCCTTCGTGTTTACCGTGATATGAAATTCCGGCTTATCCACGAGAGAGCGTTCCAGTAACTCATTTGCCCGCTTGAGTTCCTTGTATAGCCCTATGTCCTGCGGTGACTCATACTCGCCACCGAATACCCGCTTGACCTCATCAGGTTCAACGCACAATTTCAGCGCGGCATGTATTTCGTCCTGGATAGCAAGCGGTATCAGTTCGCTATCAAACTGGCAGTCCGCGCTCTTCCCGTCCTTGATGCGCTTCAGCGCCTTGCGTTCCCACTTCTCAAATTCAGCCGTCACATCCACCGTCACATCCAAAGGCTTCTCAGTTTCAATCGGCTCCGGTTGCGGCGCCATGAACGGAATATCGGTATTGCTCTCAATGCCCAGCATTTCCTTAGCCACCATCGGATTGACCCCAGCCTCAACGTACAGGCTGAACGCCTGCGCCCGCTGTGTCTCGTCCTCCTGGAATATATCCATCTCATCAAACGCGAACTCCATGCGCAAGCCCATCGGCTTTAATACCTGGCGGTTCAACGCCTCCTCAACAATGCGCCCGCGAGGTCTTACCGTATCCTGCCAAAACTGCATCCGGTGTGAGTCCGCGCTCGCATAATTGTCGTCACCACTGAACATATTGACAGGAATTCCAAACGCGTTAGCTATATTCTTTGTCGCCTGCGCGTACAATTCAGGCATGGTCATCTTGTCCAGGTCTTGACTTACCACCTCCGGCGTTAGCTTCGTGCGTGTTGCCAGCGCGCGCCACGCATTACCAACCCCGCTTGCCAGTTTGCTGAAGAAATTCTGGATGCGCTGCTTCTCCTCCTCAATCAAACCATCCGCGCTAACCAGCACAATCGGCATTGCCCCCGCCTCAAAGAACCTGGACGCAAATCGCGTCTGGTAGTTCATCAATCCAGCGTCATTCAAGCACGCCTGCACGGTTGAGATCCCGCTTGTCAGGTCGTCGGAGTAACTGAATTCCTTGATGTAAACCATGTCGGATTCCGGCCACACCTTGCCCGCCTGCGAGAA